TGGAGGACTTAACGAAGCAGGTCGTAGGTATTTTAAAAGAACTACAGGTGCTAATCTAAAAAGACCTAGTAAAAAAGTTGGTAATAAACGAAGGGCTAGCTTTTGTGCGAGGATGAAAGGCATGAAGAAAAAACTTACATCTGCTAAGACTGCTAATGACCCTAATTCAAGAATTAATAAAGCACTTCGTGCTTGGAATTGTTAGTTTAATTATATGTAGTATAAGTATGGCTGAAATAAATAAAACAAAAGATTTTATAAAAGTAATTAATAAAGTTAAAAAAGAATTTCCTGAAGGTTCTTTAGAACGAAAAATACCTACAGGATTTATAGCTACAACTAGTGCTACAGAAACTGGTAATTTTAATTTTAAAGGTGCACCCACTGCAATGAAAGCAAATAATTATTTTGGTATGCATGCAACTGGTGATCAAGATTTTTTAGAAACAACAGGTGGTGCTAGACTTAGAAATTTTGAAGATGCTGAAAGCAGTGTTAGAGCATTTTTAAATTTAATAACCACTGATGATAGATATAGTGAAGTAGTAAAAGCTGCAGAAAAAAATGATCCTATAGAAAATATGTTTAAGGGTATGACATCATATGCAGAAAACCCTAACTATACTAATTTACTAGCAAGCGTATATAATGATAGAATTAAACCAATAATAGAGACAGAAAATATGTTGATTCCAAAAAGAAAACCTATGAATCAACAAATGAATTTAGCACAATAAAAAAGGGGAGCCGTATAGACTCCCCCTCGCAGGCAACAACAAGACACTTAGAGTTTTACTCTAGGTGTCTTTTTTTTTGGTCAACCAAAACTTTAAATTTTTTGTATAATCTGTTTAATATCATCTTGCAATTTTTTACCAACAGAATTAGCATGATTAATTATGGCAGCACATAAGTTAGCTTGGTAAGGATAACCTTTTAATGCATCTCTTATTTTACCTACAGGTTTACCACCATAGTCAATGACAATAGCATTATCTTTATTTAAACCTATTTTTAATTCAAATAATATACCAGTATATTTATCTAAATTATTTTTTTCCGTCATGCTTTCCTCCATCTAAATTTACAGGTATAAGTGTAGATAGAGAGTTCATCAGCTTAACAACTTCACCATATGGTCTTGTCATTAGGTATCTCATAATATCCATTAATTTTTCTGAATCTATATGATACATTTTAGGGGTAGTTTTTGGTATATCTTTCTTTTGATCAGACATTTATCCTCCTATTAAAATGGTATGTCATCATCATTAGGATAGTATTTATCAAGAACTCTTAACTTGTCTTGTGCACACCCTATGACTTCTAGTTGTTTATCTATTTCGTGTATAAACTGAGGGTGTTCTCCTATTCCCGCAGCCCTATTCATATATACTTCTATTGTAGCTTTTGCTACACTTATATCTGCCTCATATTTTTTTCTTAAAGCATCTACAAACATATCTTTCATTATATTCCTCCTTTAAATTGATAGTATTTATTTTCTACTAATTCCTCATCATCAAAATAAGGATTAGTTTTTGCTGCTATAGATTGTCTAGCATCTCGTATAGTTTGATTTAGTGTTCTACCTTGACGCAGACAGCCTGCTACAAAATCTTCTACTTCTATTATAGCTTGTTTAACTTGCCCCATTGCTAACCTCCTTAATTAATCTACTTAAATACCAATTAGCTTTTTGTAAGTCTTCTATTGGCTCACCTTTAAATTTATATCTAGCTACATATTTTATTATATTACCTTTTAAGTATCCATGAAACTCATCTCCTGTCATACAATCTTGTATAACATCAATTGTTTCTTTTTTACCATGTAGATAGTGTTTTGGTGCGTGTACATTATCAAACTTAAATTCATTTTCGTAAGATATGTCAGAACTATGCTCTATCTTTTTACTATATGTACGTTTATCTTTTACCATATTCCCTCCTAACAGTTTTGATATCAATCAACTCCATATTATAATTACCCTCTTTAACTTCTCTTTTAACAATTAAACCACTCCACCACATATGCTGAGTATCTCTAGCAAAATACTCTGTATGGTTTAAATAACATCCAGCAGATAATGCATGTAATTTTTTACCACCAGGTAAAGTAGAAACAGCATAATCTAATAAATGACTATGTCCTACTGTAGCAGAAACTTTGTGCTTTGTCAAGATAGTTCTTGCAATATTTTCACCTGATATTGCACTACCTAATATGCCTGAAGGTAAATGGTGAGAATAATGAACACCATCTATCACTTTAATTTTTTTATAAGGTATCTCTTGCCAACCATATTGTTTAAAATTTAAATCACTTATTTTTAATGTACCATCAAGTTCAGGATTATCATCAACAAATCTATCAATTCTATCTTCATGATTACCATGTAACATAATTTTTCTAGCTTTATGTTTACCTAAACCTTTATTAAATAAAGATAATGCCTCATGAGAATGATCCATATCTTTTTGATATCTTCTACCTTCAAATGATTTTTTACCTCTATCATATGTAGATAGAGAATCCATACTACAAAAATCACCCATACATATAATATGAGATACCTTATAATCTGCTGCTAGTCTACCAGCCCACAGAAATCTTTCATTGCTTGCTTTAGGTGTACAATGAGGGTCACCTATAACTAAGTGCGTTGCCATTAGTTTAACTCCTTATCTCGTTTCATTTTTAAATATTCAAGAAAATCAATAACATTAGATTCATCATCAAATTCTGCAATAGAACTTATACTTAAATCTTTGCTATTTTTTTTCTTATCTTCAGCAAAACCACGAAGTCCCCATAGAAACGTTGAATGAGGGTCTGATGTTGCCATTTTTATCATGCCTCTAGCTATAGTAGAGCATAATTCATATTGTTCTGTAGTCATTTTAGATTTACTATCCATAATAATACCACAGTGAAAACCTTTTTGCCAAGGGCTAACTATTACCTTAATTGAATTTATATAACTTGTTCTAGGTTTTTTTGACATACCAATACCTATCATAATTAGTTTTATTATATTCTACTATTTTATATTCATAACTTTTTTTCATACTTTTTTTTGCAAACTCATTTGCATTTTTCTCCATACTAAATATTTCATTACTAAACATTCTATAATACTTATCTTTTTTATTTTTAAAAATAACAAAGTACAAAGTCATAAAGAGTTGGTGGAAAGCAGACCCCTCAAACTACTTACCACCAGCCTCCATAGTCTCATCCTTTTTAGGATTTTTGACTTCTGTATACCAAACCCACTTCGGGTTTTTACCTTTAGATTGCTGTTGCGGTAACAACTGCAATTTATCTCTTCCCCAACAAGGAAGTTTGTATGGGCAATATGAACATACAAAACCCAAAACTCTATTACCAGTAGGTTTAGTTCTAAATGTTTCTGCAATATCTGTGTAACATCTTTTAAACTCTACTTTATTTTTTATAGCTTTAATATTATCTTCAGCAGTTTTTAAAGCATTTCTTTTATGCTCTTCTACAGATGCTGGTGTTTCACATACAGCCCATTCACCTGTAGATTTATTTATAACTATCCAACCACCAAATTTTTTATTTTGGCTTTCACTATATAAAAAACCTTGTGACGCATAACCAAAGGAATCATCCCTAATAACTTCGTTAAACCCACCTGCCTCACCAAATTTTTTTTCAAAGGAATATGGTGATGCACTTTTAATATCCCAAATCTTTTCATCAATTTCAACATCTTGTCTACCCTCAATTGTATTACCATTAGATTTATATGTAACTTTTTTCTGTTCATTTTTAATATTTATACCCGAAGATTTCATAACAAATAATGCTAATGCTTCTATTAAATCTCCAAATGTATTTCTTATTTTTACATTGTAAGGTTGCCCTTCTCCTTTAATACCTTTAGCCTCCATTTGTAATTGACATAATGGTCTACCAACATTAGACATTCTTAATTCAAACTTATCTCTTCTCTCTTCTTCAAATTGTTTTAGTAAGGCGTTTTTACACGCCTCACCAAACTCCTGCACAAGCCGTTTGTCTAGCTTTACAGGACCTTTAGACACTGTATCTAAGTATTGCTGAACTTTTAATAATATACTATTCATTAAGTAGCTAATACTTTTTCAGGTGACTCATCATCCATATCTTCTACTATTTCCGCATCTATCTTGTCAGACCCATTAGCTTTTTTAGTCTTAGAACTATTATAGGCATCTACAACTTCCGCATTTTCAGTATCAATAGACTCTTGAAATACTTTTAATGTTTCCATATCTGCATCAGATAGCTGTAAATTTGTATCAGCATTTACTCCTATCTCAGGTACATAGAAAACATTACCACCTTTCTTTTGTCTTTTAGTATCAATCGAAAAAGTACAATTAAACATAAGTTTTTTTCTTTTTTTCAATTGATCTAGTGCAGCACTTACAGGTGAAAAAGCTGTTCCTGTAACTCTATATAGAACAGGTAAATTTTCTAGACTATGTGCTGAACCTTGTGCAGTTTTACCATCTTTAAAAGATAACAAACCATATACAAGTTTATAACATCGTATAGTTCTTTGTTGTTCTAATTGTTCAGGAGTAAGAGTTGACCTTTCTTTAAAAGGTATCTTACCACACTTAGTCCCACCCAATATATCTATAGCTTCTTCTTTCCAGCTTTTAAATATAATAGACCTGTTTACATACTCACTTTTATCTGCATCGTAATGCATATACTGCATAGCACTAATAAAAGGTCTTAATGTAACTGGTTTACCAAATACATTTTGACCTATATTAGAATCGTAAGTATAGAAGTGACCAACTGGTAATTGATTACCATCATCATCTTCGGGTGTCCTATTGATGGCTAGTCTAGGTATATTTGTACCCATACTAGATCCATCATCTTGTCCGATTGCTTGCATAATCTGCTCATCAGACATTCCTTTTATATTTACTAAATTGTTATTAGACATTTTGTCCTCCATTAGTTAAAAGTGTATACCATATTTTTAATAAAATTACAATGATCATTTTGTCACAGTTATTTTATAAAAGGATCTATAAAAAATCCTATCAAAATATATACCATAACTAAACCAAATATAGTTTCTAACATATTGTAGTTTCTCCATCTATTATTTTTATCTCTAACCCATCAGCATTTGCAAAGTAACTCCACTCTGACAAGTGCTCATGATTTTTATTTATGTAAAGTGTTGTTGGCTCTATTATACACTGGTCTTTTAACGCAGTATATTCTAGATAAGCTGAGTACTCTTCATCAGAATATTCATCTAGTGTTTCAAGTGCCTCTATTTCTTTGGTCATATTAGTCCTTACTTGGTTTAATTGTTATGGTCATTTCAATATCATTATTATATCCTTCTAAAGTATCTTCATATTCATCTAATAAAGGTATTAATTTTTTAATCATTAAACCTCTATCAGTTTCAAATTTACTTTCAAGTTCTAGAGTTTTACTTTCTTTACCATTTTTATATGGATAATGATAACTCATTACTTTAACTTTATTTATATACATTAGTTTACCTCCTTCATGTTTAACCAATCATATCCTATTTTAAGTTCTGTGTCAAGCGGAACATTAAAATTAATATTGTAATACTGTTTAAGTGCAGGTATTACATCTGCTGTGCCCTGTTTAAATATTTTACTCATCACATCTTCTTCTCCAGGATAAATATCAGCCACGATAGAATCGTGAACTGTATTTACAAGTAAACTTTTTACTCCTTTT